TAGACATAGCAAAAAAGGAGGGGAGGGAGAGGTTTGATATACAATTTTGTTCATTATATGGATTTAAAGTATATGAAAATAAAAAGCTGGTAATGGGTAATACAGAAGTAGATAAAATTAAATCATTTCTAGATTCCCACGAACGTGCCATAGAGATAGCTCTACTTGAGGATTTGGTGGGAGAAATTGGTGCAAAATTATTAGCTAAACACTCTCCGCAAGCCATACTCGATGCTTACTTCGATGTGGCAAACGAAGTTTTAGAACAACATGGAATCAGTAATTAAAACAGAAAAAGAGAACAAGGTCGCACTGGCTTTTGTCGAGCGTCTTATGACTGGCGACCCAGCCAAAAATAGCAAAGAAGGAAAACTTCTCAACTTGCTTGCCGAAGCTATTGAGATTTTCGAGAAGCGATATGCCTCACCACCCTCATTACCAAGTACCAAGATAGAATAAAGAAATTAAAATCATGAACAACATCACAAAACAAATAGAAGAAAATCAAAGAAGTATGAATAACGGAATGATTTTTGATACTTCAAAGATGAACAACATACAAAAAGTTATAGGTGATAATCCTGTAATAAATTATTATGATGAGGCGATAAGAAGAGGATACGCAACAGAAAGACTGTCGTACGATAAATGCTGGAAGCGTCTTTATTGTATAAAAGATTTTAGACAGGAACGATATTCACATCTTACGCAATGGATAGCAGGAGAAGCAATGGAGTTACCAATTATGACAGAATACGGGATTGAAATGGAACAAGAAAAATATCAGAATTATACAAGAGAATTAGCTGCAGATTTATTCAATTAAAAAATTACTAAAGTCCGCTAAAGAAACAATAAAATAACATGCCAATCTGTCTTAAACATCAACAAGTATATAGTGAGGATTCACATTGTGTTTATTGTGGTAGTCCAATAAAAATAGTAGATTCAAGTGCAACATACACGTGTCCACATGGAAGAATGCAAAGACAATCATGTCCTCATTGTTTAGGATTGAATAATTTACCAAAGTCTACTAAAGAGAATATAAAATGACCAAACAAACCAAAGAACCAGAATATGAACTAGGCTACTGCAAACTCTGTGGACAAATGACTAACCACTACAAGGATGGCAGATGTGCAAAGTGTGTTAAAAGAGACCTGGAGACTTTTGGAAGTAATAATGAGGGGTGGCATGTGCTTGGTGAGACAGTCTTGGTAGTGATTTTCTTAATTTTAGTAGGCGTAGCGGTGGCGATCGTAACGAGATGAAAAAAATTATAAACGATGAAAATAGAACGCAAATGGGCAATGCCAAATAAGTGGACGTTTACTATCAAACCAATAAAAGAACTTTTGGCTGAAGAAATCAATACTAATAAAGAGATATGGCTTGACCCATTTGCAGGTATGAATAGTCCCGCTCAATATCGGAATGATATGAATGAAATGATGAATGCTCAAGACCACGAAGATGCTATTGATTGGTTAAAAAAAAGACGAAATGCGGATGGAATCCTTTTAGACCCACCTTACTCGAACAGACAAGTATCAGAACACTATAAAGCTAAGGGTAAGAAAGTTACGGGGTGGCACACTTCTGCAGGTTGGACATCTAAAATAAAAGACGAAGTAGCAAGGGCAATAAAACGAGGGGGCAAAGCAATTTGTTTCGGCTGGACATCTATGGGGTTAGGAAAAGGTCGAGGATTTGAAATGCAAAGAATACTTTTAGTACCTCATGGAGGCAGTAAGAATGATACAATTGTAACCGTAGAAATAAAACGATGAAAGTCTTATCTTTATTTGACGGCATAAGTTGTGCAAGAGTAGCTCTTGAAAGGGTGGGTATTCCAGTGGAAACGTACTACGCAAGTGAGATTGATAAGTATGCGATACAGATTAGTGGAAAAAACTGGCCAGATATCAATCACATTGGAGATGTTAGAGATGTGGCTCGGAAAATAGAAGATTTTGGTATGGAACCTATAGATATTATAATGGGAGGAAGTCCTTGTACCGATCTGAGTATTATAAAGTCAAAAACAAGGGAAGGGTTACAAGGAAAACAAAGTAATTTATTTTTTGAATACGTCAAGATATTAAGAATGGTAAAACCAAAATACTTCCTACTAGAAAACAACTATTCAATGATGGATGAGGCACGAAATATAATATCTCAAGAACTTGGTGTACTACCAATTATGATAGATAGTTCTCTCGTATCTTGCCAAGATAGGAAACGATATTATTGGACTAACATACCAGCGATTACTCAACCATTAGATAAGGGTCTAGTTCTGGGGGACATTTTAGAACAAAATGTAGATGTAAAATATTATTATAATTTACCGTTTGACTTTCATGGAGAGGATAAAAAGGTGTGTGCTACATTGAATTTCAAGAATCACGAAATGCACAAACGTGTGTTTAATCCAAAATATAAGGTTGGAACACTAACTACTTGTGGTGGAGGAAATACACAAAAAAAGGTATATCAAAATGGTAGAGTAAGAAAACTAACGCCTCTTGAGTATGAAAGATGTCAAACTTTACCTGATAATTATACCGCTGGTGTTGCAGACGGACACAGATATTCAACTTGTGGAAATGGTTGGACAGTTGACGTGATAGCCCACATATTATCTTTTATACCAAACGAAAGTTGATAGACACAAAATAATTAGAATGGTGCTATAATTCTCTTAACCGAGCAATAACGAACATGACAAGAGTATCTGAAACACAAGAAGATTATTTGAAAAGCGTAATTCGTGATGCGATGGCTATAGATCCGTTGGTCACGGTTAGAAGTCTACAAAAAATTACGGAGAAAAAAGCAAACAGGGCGCTCAGTTTTGAATACATAATAAAGTTGCAAAGAAAAATCCGGGGCGAAGTAAAGATACGTCCCGATCGTGAGAGATATGAAAACCGCTTGGCATTTCTACGCGAGCGTAACCGAATCGTTTGTGCAGAATTATTCCGTATAGCATTTCCCGATCCGAATTCAATGGATATAAAGCCGGGAGTTACTGAAAGACGAAAAGCTCTAGAGGCAATATTCAGAATTGAAAAAGACATGATAAAGCTCGAAATGGATTTAGGACTATTTACTCGCCAGCTTGGTACGGTCGAAATAGAACACCGATTGAAGCCTATAGATGATAAAACACTAGAAAACATCATGCAGACCTTTAAAGTATGGGCAGAACCACCGCAAATGCGTAAAATTGAACGTAGAGAGCCGATAGAGGTACAAGTCAAGGAAACACCACATGAACCAGCAAATAACACAGCCACAAGCACCACAACAACCGCAATTATCCCAATTGCCACAGGAACCAGAATGGTCCCTACTGAGTAATTACGGATTGCGTAGAAAGTTGGTAAAGCAATACGGCTTCCGTATGTTTTGCTTGATTTATTTATCGCATCATTTTTTTAGACCACCGGCTGTTTATCATCCAGAAATGATGTTGGTTATAGATGACGACACTATCAAAAATCTTTTAATAATTGGTCACCGTGGTAGTGCCAAGTCAACAATTGCTTCGCTTGCATATCCAATATACGCTGCACTAGAAAAGCCACACCTGTATCCGTTTATTGTCCCGTTGTCTGATACAACAACACAGGCAGCAATAAACATAGCGAACATAAAAAACGAACTAGAAAATAACGACTTGTTGATAAATGATTACGGAAAAATAGGTCACGCAACTGTTCGTGATCCGTCACCAGAACCAACCTTTGAATCAGAGGAAGATTGGCAAGCAAAAAATATGATACTGTCAAACGGAGTGCGAATACTAGCGCGCTCGCGCGGACAAAAAATACGTGGATTGAAACATCGCCAAAACAGAATATCGCTAGCCATACTTGATGACGTGGAGGATGTGGCGTGGGTTAAAACGAAGGAAAATAGAAACACAACAGATCGTTGGATGCGAGGTGAAGTGATGGGTGCGATGGATGAATTAAACGGTCGCATTATAGGAATTGGTAACTGGCTACATGAAGATGCGCTTATGGCAAGGTTGAAAAAGTTATCACAGTTCAAAGTGTTAGAGTATCCGCTCATAAAAGATATCGATGGTGAGGAGTATGTAACATGGCCGGCGTTGTATCCCGATCAGGAATCAATAGACTCGAAGCGAGAGAAAATGGGGGAGATAGCATGGATGCGAGAGATGCTTATGAAAATAGTCCCGGAGGATGGACAGGAAGTAAAAATAGAAGATATTCACTACTATGACGAGGAACCAGAAGGTGTACGAGGGTCGCTAAAGGCTCATGGTGTAGACCTTGCTATATCGACAAAAGATAGTGCAGACTTTACAACTGATGTTCAAGGTAATGTTCACTACGATGAGAATGATAAACCTAAGATTTATATACAAAAAAATCCACTTAATGCACATTTAGATTTTTATCACACGATAGAATACTTTAAAGGAAAGCCTAGGGGGTCACACTTGTTCTTTGTTGAAGATGTGGCGTATCAAAAGGCGGCGATTCAGGAAATGGAAAGGAATTTGATAGCTGTTATAGCTGTTAAGCCAATAGCGGATAAGCGTGCGCGTCTTCGTGTTGCGGCTAGGTACATAAAAAATGGTACTGTTTTGTTTCCACGAAAAGGTTGTGAAAAGTTGATAGAGCAATTGTTGAACTTTGGATCGGCTGAAAAAGACGACCTAGTCGATGGACTGGTTAACTTAATACTTGGTGCGGTTGGTGAAGGTCTAGAGATAAAGCGTGTCGTTGTTCTAAAGTAGGTGCAGTGGTATAATTTAATTATGAAAAAAACATCTCTCATAAACAAAATATCTATAAAAAATAGCAGTGAGGAAATTATCAACCGTGGGGATTGTTGTATTATTGACAATTTGAGTTACAATAGTAGTGATATCAAATCACATCTAGCTATTGTTATGCGCTGTCCTGTGTGTCGTATGGATATAGCATCTATTCCTCAAAATCAGATTTATATAAAGAGGTCGTGGTGGAGAAAACTATTTAATTTGAATAAGACAATCACTGTAGTTCCATACATACAATGTCCATATAATCCTACTCATAAATTTTTGATAAAAAACAATAAAATAAAATACATCAAATAAGATGGCAAAAAAACTAGATCTCAAAAAAACAATTAGAGGTAAATCATTTTTTACAAAGTTTCTACCACGTTTCGGTAGCACTATGAAAGAGGGTGACCAGAGTATATTTGATAGTAGAGGCGCAATAACGATTACAGATAAGATCGGATATGACAAAAATGGTGATCAAATTAACATTAGAGGCATAAAAGATGCAGGCAGTGGATCATCAATGGTTATCTCAGCACCATCAAGTGGGGCCACAATAGACAGTGCGACAGCAATGAAACAGTATTCAGGGTGGCCATATGGAGCTATAAAGGCCAAAGCAGACGCCATATCCGCTATTGAATGGCGTATTTTTACGTTTAAGAATGGAGAAAAAATAGAGATTGAAGAACATGAACTACTCGATTTACTTGAAGCACCAAACGAATATCAAACAGGGCCAGATTTCCGTACAACACTTGCATCTCATTTAGAGCTTACTGGTAACGCATATATTTATCTTGAAAATGTAAATGATGATAGTAGTATTCCAACAGCAATTCATTTGTTAAATCCTGGATCAGTAAAAGTTTTATTAGATAAAACAACATATCCATACAAAAAGACAGGTTATAAATTTATAATTGATGGCCGTGAGTTTTCATTTGCAACATATCAAATCTGTCACATTAAATATCCAAATCCTGGTGATCCATTTGTGGGTATTGGACCAACACAAGGAATCGCAGAGTGGATAACTAACGACCGTAGCTCATCTGATTTTCTACATCAGTTCTTTAAGAATGGAGCACAGATTGGTGTCACATTCAAAACTGATATGACGAGCGAAGAACAGTTGCACGAACTACGTGACTCTTTCAATGAGCAACATTCTGGAGTTGGAAACGCGTACAAAGCAATGTTTCTACCAAAAGGTGTAGAGAAAACAGATAATGATGTAAAGTTTGATGATATTGGTATGGACAATATAAGTGATGGTAACCGCGATAAGATACTCGCTGGTTATCGTGTACCAAAAACAATTCTTGGTGCAGCAGAATCAGATACAAATAGAGCAACCGCAGAAACTGCGGATTTCGTGTTTGCTAAAAGAACTATTAAGCCAATTATGCTTTTGATTTGTTCTTATATCAATGAATATATAGTTCCTCGATATGGCGATAATGTTATTCTATCGTTTACCGATCCAGTACCAGAAGATAAGACAACATTATCAAATGAAATGAAGAATGCTATTGGTGGTCAACCTGTTGTTACAGTTAATGAAGCGCGTGCAGAATATCTAAACAAGGAACCAATAGACGGCGGTGACCAATTACTTACACTAAACAGCTTTGTACCAGCCACCAACGCAGGTGAATACTCGCCAACAGGTCTATCTCTTGAAGGTAAAAAAGAAGTAAAGGTATCTAAAAAGATGAATATCGGGTATATGCCACCACGAACACGTACAAAAAAGACTCAATTTGCTAGGAATTTAGAGATTAGAAAGGGTATATCTGAAGCCTTAGCAAGCAAAATTACCGATATTATAAGTAATATAAAAGGCAAAAAACTAAAGGAACTGTCAGACAAAGAGTATGAAGATGTTATCTTGAAAGAAAAAAGAGAGCGTAACACTGGCTATGCAAAGGAAATGATCAAGGAATTGCAGAAAATAAATGATGAACAAAAGAAAGAAGTGCTTGCAAACTTGGATAAGGTTGTAAAATCACAGAAAGCAATTGATGTAACTAAATTATTTGATTTAGATCAGTGGATTAATATAACTATTAATGCATTGAAACCAATTGCCACAGTTTTGTTTTCTAAAGAGGCAGAGCATGCGCTAAAACTTATTGATCAGCCTGGACTTGATGTAGAAAATACACCATCAGCTAAAAGAGCTATCAACAAGGCAATGAATCTGATGAGTGAAAGTTATAACAAAGATACTTTAAAGATATTAGAGACTAAATTAACAGAAGGATTAGAGGAAGGGTATAGTACACAGAAACTAGCAACTCTAGTATCTGATATTTATGCGTGGAAAGACAGTTATGCAGCGGAGCGTGTTGCACTTACTGAATCAAATAGAATCTCTAACGAGGCTGGTAAGATTGCGTGGAAAGAGTCTGGATTTGTTAAAGAAATAAAATGGGTAACAGCAGGGTCTGATGTATGTGATTTTTGTAGAGAACTTGACGGTACAGTTATTTCAATAGAGAAAAACTTTTTTGATAAGGGTGATACAGTTGAAAGCGAAGCAGGTGAAACTATTGATATTAGTTACTCAGATGTTGGCGGTCCACCATTGCATCCCAATTGTCATTGCGGAATTCGACCAGTAGTGTCGACTACAATAGAATCATCACATGAAAATGTTGATGTAGAGATTGATGATGCAATATTAGAATTAAAAAAACTAGATAAATAACATGGATAAATTAGATGGAAAAAAGTCAATAAAAGATATCGTCAAGACTGCAAAGCGTATCATTTTTCAAAAAGATGAACGTATTACTTTTCTTGAAAGTATAGCAAAGCACGCTATGGATGGCCGTGAGCCAATACTACTTCAAATGCCTGGTGAGATTAAGGTATCTAATTTAAAAGATATCAATGTCAAAGCAGATGTAAAAATGCCAGATGTGCAGAAGGTCACTATTATTGAATCACCCGAAGTAAAGGTTGATAAAGCCTCAAAGTGGGTGCCAAATTTAATAACGCACTCATTAAAAGCTCTTATAGATGGTTTAGATATAAGACTCGGTAAAGGTATAGAAGTATACTCAAGTACAGAAGATAAATTAAGACCACAAGCTGTTATAGTTGTTGATGTACAAGGTCGCCCTGTAAGTTTTGGTGGTGGTGCAACAACAATTGTACCGATGCCTGGAGGCACTGGTGGTACACCTCCTCCAGCAAATATAAACTGTAACAGAAAGACAGTGACAACACCTGGAACCGCAGAAAGACTAACAACAACATTTACACTTTGTAGAAAAGTTATTATAACAGCGCCATCAGGAAACGGTGGTGAAGTATATGTTGGTTGTTCTCAAGTAAGTGCTGTAGCAGGATCACAAAAAGGATTATTACTATTACCAACTGGAAGCGTGTCAATTGATATTAATGATGTAAGTAAAATATATATTGATGCAACTGTTGCCGGTGAAGGTGTAACATATACATATTTAACATGATAAAAAAATATCTAAATTTAATTGTTTTCACGATATGGGCGATTATAATATTTAGTCTTTTTAATAATGTAACTAACGCTCAAGTCAGTAATCAATATTGGAAAGCGTTAAGCGGTATATTGCAACCAGTAATTTCAACTTGGCAATTAAAGATTCCCCAACTCGGTGGATCTGGTACAAAATGCTTACAAACTGATAATAACGGTCTTGTATCAACAGCATCATCAGCTTGTGGATCAGGTGGTGGAGGTGGTGGAACTGGTGTAGGTTGGTTATGGAACTCAGTCAATTCATTGTATCAATCAACCACAACAGATGACGTATTACTTGGTGCAACAGCAACTACTTCAACCGCTAAGTTAGAAGTTAGAGCTATTGGTACTAAACCTGCTGCTTATTTTAGTGGCAATGTTGGAATAGGTACCACTTCTCCAGGACAAAAACTATCAGTATCTGGTGATATATTAGGTAATAATGTTATAGGCCAGTATTTTACAGCTACTTCTACAACAGCCACTTCAACTTTGTATGGTGGTCTCGTAGTTGATGGGGCATCAGGTCTAAATGTTCTTCAGAATGGCAATGTTGCAATAGGTGCAAATAATCCTACTAGTAAATTTGGAGTCACGTTAAATACAGGTTTTTCTGTACCACAGTTTGCTTCACAAAATGTTGCTCATTTTGTAGGAGCTGATGCAACAAATGTTACAGCACAGATGGATGTTTTTGGTGGTCATGGTGTTATAGATATAAGAAGGGCAAATGGCACTTTAGCATCCCCTTCTGCACTAACAACAAATGATGAACTTGGTGCTTTCTCATTTAGAGGTTATGCAGATGCTGCTAGTTATGCTACAGGTGGTGGTCGTGCTGCCGTTACTGCTTATGCTGCAGAAAACTGGAGTTCTACTAATATGGGTACATATCTCTTACTTAGCACAACTCCTCTGGCTTCTACGTCATTAACTACAGGCATGAAGATAGGTCCTGATGGTGTCTCAGGTAATAATAGTGATTTTGGAGTAGGTACATTTGGACCTAATCTTTTTGGATATAACTCGGCTATACAAAGAACCCTTACTATTCAAGGTGGTCAAAACGTAGGTAGTAGAGCAGTTTTGGAACTTGCTGCGCGTGCAGAAAATAACGTATCAGGAAGCATTATTGGCCAGATCGATTTTAATGCCCAGTCACAATCTTCTACAAAAAGAATCGGATTTATTGCAGGTTTGCTTACAGGTTCAACTGCAGGTGATTACGGTTCTGATATCGTTTTTTATACTAAGGCTGATGGCAGTTCTTCTGTAACAGAAAAATTTAGAATAAATAGTGCTGGCAAAGTCGGTATAGGAACTACAACACCATTCGCAAAACTATCAGTGAATCCAATCGCTGGTGATAGCGCAAGTTTTGTTATTGGATCTTCTACTGCTACACAGTTTATTGTTGATAATATCGGAGAAGTTGGTATAGGAACTTCAAGCCCAGGTTCTCGTTTAGCAATAGGAGGTATTGGTAATGATACTATTAACATATCACCTACAGCAACTTCAACATTCGGTACAGGCATAAACTTAAGAACTGGATGCTTTGCTATAAATGGTACTTGTGTTAGTGGAGGTGCTGGAGGTTCTGGCCCAACTATTGCGGCAGGTACAAATATTACAATTTCAGAAGGTACACCTTGTTCATCAGGTACTTGTACAATTAATTCCTCAGGTGGAGGTGGCGTTTCAGGTGGTTCAGCAGGTATGTTATCATCTTGGGTTAACTCAACAACACTTACAGCAACGGGTACGCCAACAGCTGCCGCTTATACAGCTACTTCAACGACTGCTACATCTACTTTCGCAGGTAATATAGTTATCGGTAATGGTTATCCTACACCTTACTTAAATGGATTATTTAGTACACCAACACAATTTCAGATGACAAATAATGTTGATGACTTAACATCAAACCTCGTTATAGGTAATACCTCAATAAGCCCATTAGCTACTGGCGGTATGACACTAGTTAATGATAGAAGTACAGGTGGCTTATATGGTACATATTATGGCTATTTAGGTCTTGCTGGAAGTAGATTTGCGGCTTTCACAGGATTGCCTGCTAATGGTTTAGTTTTAAGAGCAACTGATGGCCCAATAGTCTATGGTGCAACCTCTGCTAATATAGCATCCTCAACTCAATGCTGGGCTAATGGGTCAGGATATACAGTATCTAACTATGATATGTGTCTGAAAAATGTAGACACTGCTGGAAGTATAGATACGGCCTCTAGTGGACTTGGACTTGGTACTACAACTCCTTGGGCAAGACTTTCTATCGCCGCATCTTCTACAGCAACATTCCCATACATGGTGGTAGCTAAACATGTAAACGGTTCATATCTATCATCTTCACCAGTATTCACAATACATCAGAACGAAAACGTAGGCATAGCTACAACTACTCCGTGGAGACCACTATCAGTCAATGGTTCTTCTGACTTAGGTACTAATGCCCTTGCTGGAACTTTCACAGGAACATCTACTACTGCAACTTCAACAATTGGCGGACCAGTCATTATAGGTACAGCAACATCAGCACATGCAACTTCAACCATTGTTATAGGTACAACTAATACGGGCGTAGAATCTCCAGGATGTATTACATTTGTAACTTACAACGGTTCATCTTATGCAACTTCAAGTATGTATATGGTAGGTTCATCTATTATTGGAGAAGCGAACGCATGTAAATAAAATGAATAAACTACTAATACCAATAATCATACTGACTGTACTCTGTATATACCCTAATAAATCTAAAGCAGATTTAATTGGTAACTTTAACGGTGGAGGAACTCAAGTAAATACATCAAGACAAGCTTGCGCAACCACAACCGCTCCTTCAAGTGGTACCGTTACTTCAATTAGTTATGTAGCAAGTTCAACAATCGCCTCTTTAATTGGAGTTGCTTTGTATAACGATAACGGTTCTAGTAGACCTGGAACAAGAGTAGCTTCTAATGCCCCTAGTGGAGTAACACCACCAGCAACTAAGGCGTGGGCTACAACCACAATATCAGGTTCTATAACAGCAGGTAATATTTACTGGATGTGTATCTGGGCAAATAGTACATTCTCGTATTATTATGATGGCGCAACAGGTTTTAACTATGCGATTGGAGACGTAAGTACGTTATGGGAAGCGTGGGCGGCAACTTTCGTTACTAACTCATTTATAACATCTAGAAAACTAGCAATCTACATGTCTTATACACCATCGGGAGGTGCGTCAACAGTTAGCCCACCACATCTATGGTTAATAGGAAGATATTTACAAGTAATAGGTAGGAATTTATTTATAAGATAATAAAAATAATATGGATACAAACCCAATAGACCCTCAAACAGCTTTCGATATCGTGCACGGATTAAGGATTGAAAATAATAAAAAAGATAAGGCTTTGGAAATAGCTGAACAAGCTATACAAGGTATACTTGATACTCAAATGCATGAGTTAGAATCGGCAAAAAGTGAAATAATAACACTTAAAACTGATCTACAAAATGCTAAGAGTGATTTACAAAAATTAAGTCAACCAACTGAAGAGACAGTCGTGGAACCATTACTCTAAAAATTAGATATACACACCCACCTAACATTAACCATTTGTGTGATTATAAATTAAATTATATAATAAAGTTATGAATGAGAGTTTAAAACAATTATCAGAAGAAACAAAGAAACAATTACTAGAAAGTATTGCTTCAAAAGATTACGCCGATTTTTTAATAAATATAAAGTCTGATAAAGCTGAAGATAGTGGTAGTTTTAATGTAGTGATATCAACATCAGACGTTGATCGTCAAGGTGATAGTGTTAAACAAGATGGTTGGGACCTCTCATTTTATAAAATGAACCCAATTGTTTTATGGGCACACGATTACGCTATGTTGCCAATAGGTATGGCCACATCAATTGAAATAAAAGATGGTAAATTAATAGCTGAGGGTAAATTTGCCCCTGCTGAAGCCAATCCATTTGCACAACAAGTACGAAAACTATATGACCTAGGTATGATCAATACAACATCAGTCGGTTTTATACCAAAAGAATATGACGGTCAAAAATCTTCTAAATTAATTGCTAAAGCTGAGTTATTAGAATTTTCATTCGTACCAGTTCCAGCAAATCCATACGCATTACGTTTAAATCAAATCAAAGAATTAGGTATTGATACTGAGATGTTAAAAGTAAAAGGTGTTGAAATTAAGGAAGTATCTGAACCTGTTGTAAATCCTGTAATAGAAAAAGGAGAGGTTGCAGATGAACTAGAAGAAAAAAAGAATACAAAATGGATGAAATACCGACCTGTTTATGACCTCATGGACGCTCTAGCTTGTGCATATTTTGATGAGTCAACACCAGCAGAAGATTTTGGAAAGCTTGTAACAGAGGCTGCAGACATTTTGAAAGCAATTGCAACAAATCCAGAAACAGATCAAAAAGCAGCAATAGAAAAGATAAAGAAATCATCATCACCACTAATCATAATCGCCTCTCACGTTGCCTTAGGAACTCTGGCCGAGGGTAAACAAAACAACAAAGAGATAGTTGTTGTTAATGAAAGGTCGAATAACTCAAAGGCCCTATTAGAGGTCAACGATTTCGTTGGTACTCGCGAGCTTTTGAGAAGTATAGATAATTCTGTCGGGAAAGTGCTAGAAAATTTTAATAAATCTGCGCGGAACCGATAAATTAAATATGAATGAAAAAGAACTTCAGTTAGTGAAGACAGAAATCAACGCTACTGTTGCCGCTGCATTTGATGATAATTTCCAAAAGAAATTAGAGCCAATGATCGGCACAATTGCGGCTGAAAAAGCTAAGAATATTATCGATTCCATGAAAATGGAACGTCATTTCTATGGCAAAGATATTTCTGGACTTACTGAGAAGCAAAAGAAAGATTTTGTTATTGTTGCTCAAGCTGTCGCTGGCAAGTTTGCAGTAGACACAAAGGCTAATGAGGCCATTATTGAGGAACAAGACAATCGTGGTGGATATCTTGTATCAAGAGATGTTGCCGCTGCAATTCTTCGCATTGCTGCTTCGGTAGGTACAGTCATGTCTCAAGCTATGAAGTGGCCGATGAAGACTGATGAACTTGGTATTCCAAACTACACAGGATCATTCCTCACAGGTGCATACCTAGGAGTGGATGTTGCTGGGTCAGTTACAGGTTTGACCTTTGGTCAAGCTGTGCTTATTGCTAAGAAGTGGCAACTTGCGTTCGTAGTCGGTAACGACTTGCTCGCAGATGCCTCTGTCAATCTTGCAGATTGGCTATTGGCACTAGGTGGCGAAGCTCTTGCAAATATGATTGATCAGCAAGGTTTCGTAGGTGGTACTACAAGTTATCATGGTCCTTTCGTTGGTATTCTTGGTCTATCTGTTGGAGCACAAGGCACTGGGTCGGTTGCGACACAGTATACTTGCGCATCAGGTAAGACAAAGTTTAGTAATACAAATGCGACAACCCCAGATGGTTTCGATGTATTACAAGACTCATCAGCAATGATCGGTCAGCTTGAGGAATCTATCTTGGATGGCGCGGGCTTTTACATGCACCGCACAGTATGGGCAGCTCTAAGAGTTCAAAAAGACTCTGGAGGTAACTTTATACTTCCATTTGCAGGTATTCCAACACAGCCAACTATGTCAATTGATCCAACAGGCGGTCCTTTGAAGCCAGCAGGTCAAATCCTCGGATTCCCTGTCTACACTAATAGATGGTTGCCACAACTTCCTGCAAGTAACGCAGCTTCAGCTTCAACAGCATTTATTATCTTTGGTAATCTTAAGGCTTTGGCCTTCGGTGACAAAGGTGAAATGCGTGTTGCACAGTTTGAATCTGGCGCATTTGGAGGTAAGGAGGTTGCACTTGCAGATCAGCGCGGTATTGTTTACAAACATCGCCACGCTCTTACTGTTGTGCTTCCACAGGCTTTCGTTATTGGTTACACAGCAGCTTCATAGTAGGCTTGTGTGTTCCTTGTATCCAGTTATCTCACTGGGTACAATGGAATGCGGAAGCGTTCCATTTATAAATAATCATCTACAAAAATATGTCTGACGAAACAAAAGTAGAACCAACCCCTGAGGTTACACCAGAAGTAAAACCAGAAGTAACACCAGAATCTACGCCAGCTCCTGAAGTTCCAACTGAATAAGTTGGAAATGGAGAAAGGGAATTACTAATAAGTTTCAGTGGCTCCCACCAATTTCTCGAAACGATAGAGCGTCCGCTCTCTAGGAAAGTCGATCGAGGAATGTCTGACAAGACATGAAACACAAAATAAAAACATGCGTGACGTATATGATAATATTGCGGTCGGAGGTTATACAGTTTTGTTCTCAACAACAACATCAGTTGTAGCAACAGGTGCTTCAGTTGATACAAAAGGTTATAACTCTGGTGCATTGAGAGTCTATATTGGAACTGTTGGTTCAGGTCTTACTATAAACAACGGTTCTTCATTGACTGCTGTTTTGCAAGAATCAGACAACAACTCAACATTTACAACTGCAACAGATAACACTGGTGCAACAATTGGTTTCAGTGGTACACAAGCCACAACAACAGTTGTGTTGTCAGATGCTAGAATTGAAGGTTTGAATGCAAACCGTAAGCGATACTTGAGAGTACAACTTACAGCAAAGCAAGGTGGTACATCTGGTACTGTTGCAAACGCTTTCACATCAGTCGCTGTCATTGAATTAGGTAGAGGCTTTCAAAGACCAGTTACTGCTACTGTTAGTAACACATAGTATTTGTTTACTTGTAGGGTACTTGGGAAACCGAGTACCTTATCAAGGATATAAATCCTTTAAATAAAATGTCAGAAATAATTTCACCAAATGCTTTAACAACTCTCGCGCGCGTGAAGGATCGCTTATATGATACTAACGTTAATTCACAGCCAACAAACTTTGATACTGTTTTAATTAGAATGATTAATTCAGCTAGTGAATGGTTTGAACGTGAATGTGGTGCAAGAAAATTTATACTTACACGTTATACTAACGAAATATACTCAGCTTACGGTGCAGATCAGAAAAGAGTAGTTTTGCGTAAAGCACCTGTCTTTTTTACAGTATTCACAGGTAATACAACACTAGGGTCAACGTCAGTAACAGCAGTCAGTAACACAACTGGTATGGTTGTCGGTATGCCATTCAAGGGAGACAATATACAAGCAAATACAACGATTGCAGGTGTATCAGGATCAACAATAACACTATCTTTACCAGCCACATCAGGCGTTACAACAGGATATTTTCAAGTAAATGGACTAATTTCTTTACAATGGAGAGCCGGTACGCCATCAACACCAAGCTGGACCAACTTCATAAACGACCAGTATGAGCTTGTAAATGACGGTAAGCCTGGCATTGTGAGGGTATATGGAGTCATTCCACGACTATACGAGAACATGATACGTGCCACTTACTACGCTGGATACCCAGTAGATTGGGCTAATGCCGGAAATGAAACAACCCACCAATTACCTGCAGACATTTCTAACACCGTAGAAAACCTCGTTGTGCGTATATTCAAGCGTAGAATGCTCGCAGGTAAATCATCTGAGTCATTGAATGGTGCAAACGTATCGTGGAATAAAGAAGTTGATGATGATGATCGTGCGGTAATTGGTCACTATCGCAGAATGCCAACAATATTCTGATGGCAGGTAATACTTACACTGTTGAAATTAAAGGACTCGATGAGCTAATAAGTCGATATGATAAAGCACCTGAAATAGTTGAACCTGTCCTACACGAAGCAGTAGTAAAGTCAGCAGCTATACTCGCAGAAAATACCACAAGACATACGATGCCGTGGAAAACTGGTGCATTAGGAAGAAGTTTTGATCCTGCCGATATTGGTAGGCTATATGCTAGATGGTTTCCAAGAATTGAATACGCAAGAGCTGTTCAATTTGGTATGCCTCCATCAAGAGGTCGATACGTCCAAGCAATAGGTAAACGTCTTACCAAATCAGGTCGTGGTATGTGGCCGGGGTTTGCAGGTAGACACTATATGGAAAACATAAGAAGCGCATCAACAAATAAAATTAATGAACTATTTAGAGAGGCTATAAAAGTTGTTGTAGAAAGAATGTGATATAATAAACATATGCCAACAGGTGTCTATCTAAGAACTGAATATCATATACAAAGACTGAAGACTAGACCTCCAGGATTTAAAGGACATGTTCATTCTGAAAGTACTAAAATTAAAATAAGTAAGTCACGTATTGGTATTAAACCATGGAATAAAGGTTTGACTGGTATTTATTGTGGTAGTAAAGGTCATTTTTATGGTAAGAAACACACTCCAGAAACTATTGAAATAATAAGAGCACATTCTATAAAACAAATGTCTGATCCTGTAACCAGAAAAAAAATGTCTGATGCCAAAAAAGGATATATAGTTTCAGCGGAGACTATAAAAAAATTAAAGGAAGTGTTACCAAGAGGTCCAAAACATCACAAATGGATTCATGATAGAAGTAAGCTTGCAAAGCATCAAATTAGAAATGATTTTGCGTATAAAAACTGGCGTAGACAGGTATGGATTCGGGATAAGTTTGTTTGTAAAATCGCAAATGCAGACTGTAAAGGTCGAATCGAGGCGCATCATATTCTTGGATGGTCGTCACATCCAGAATTGCGTTATCAAGTTAATAATGGCATCACATTATGCCATGCTCATCACCCTCGAAAGAGAAGTGAAGAAGCTAGATTGTCACCTTATTTTCAAAAAATTGTGGCTGAAATGAATTAAATTGCCATTACCCACTGGACAAGCAAGCCAAATAAAGACTCAAATCAAAGCAGTGCTTGACGCACTTGTTACTGATGGAGTCATTGGCGCAGTTATACAAGAAGATTTAAATACAAATGTTCTAGCTTTAGACTTCCCTGCTTATCCATGTGCGGTCCTAGGTACTTCTAATATGAACTCTGCATATGAATATCCACAGTCTAATAGGCGTACATATCAATACGATATTTTAATAGTGCAACTTCAAGATAATTTAAATGATGTTTCTCAAATGGAGAATATAAGGGATGCAATTGCACTTAAGTTTGACAATGCAGTAACGTTAAGTGGTACAGCTCCGTTCGGAGTCGAAGCGGTAAGTAGTCCACAGACAATCATGGCACAAAATGATAAGACATTCGTTTTATTTAATG